TCAAAATTAGTTAACAACACGATAACTGCAACTCAAATAGCAAACAACACAATTACGGCTGGACAAATAGCCGCTGACGCAGTTGATACAAGTGAGATAGCAGCAGATGCAGTAGGAACTAGTGAGATAGCAGCAGATGCAGTAACAGGAGCACAGATAGCTGACGATTCTATTGACTCAGAACACTATGTCGATGCAAGTATTGACAATGCACACCTAGCAGACAACGCAGTAGGAACTAATGAGATATCAGCAGATGCCGTCAGTTTTGACAAGATGCAAAATATTCCTACAGCACGATTACTAGGACGAACTACTAGTGGAACAGGGGATATTGAAACCTTAGCGGCTGGTGATGCTCGGACTTTTTTAAATGTAGAAAATGGAGCTACAGCAGATCAAAGTAACGCAGAGATCAGAGCAGCAGTAGAAGCAGCTACTGATTCAAACGTATTTACAGATGCTGACCATACTAAACTGAATGGTATTGAATCATCAGCTACTGCTGACCAAACAGGTGCTGAAGTACTAGCTCTAATTAACAGTAGTGATATATACACATCATCTAAAATTGGTAGAGATGCTGGTGACTATCTAGCCTTTACTACAGATACCCGAATGGATATCTATGTAAATGGTAATAACGAATTTAGATTTGAAGCTGACGGTGACTTCCATGCAGATGGAGACGTTATAGCTTACTCAACAACTACTGCATCTGATAGAAGACTAAAGGAAAATATTGAAGTAGTACCTAAAGCACTAGACAAAGTACAGCTACTAAATGGTGTAACCTTTGATTGGAAAAGAAATGGAGAAAAAAGTGCTGGTGTTATAGCTCAGGAAGTACTAGAAGTATTACCAGAAGCTGTGAAAGAAGTAACTCCATTAGCAGGTGGTGATAATTATTTAACAGTTAACTATCATGCTTTGACTTCAATTCTTATTGAGTCTATTAAAGAACTTAAAACTGAACTAGAAGAGTTAAAAGGAGGTAACTAATGGCTTGTCCTAGTAGCGGTCAAATAAAAATTCAAGACATAGTAGATGAGTTTGGGGGATCAACCCCTCACTCATTAAGTGAATACTATCGAGATGGTGGAGAAGTACCTGGAAATAATACTAACGTACCTACATCAGGTGTTATATCATTAAGTAATTTCTACGACGCTGTTAATGAAATACAAATAACTGTATCTAGTGGAACTACAAACTACTCCTGTTCAACTCAATTTGGTAGCAACTGGACCTCAACTGTACCTAAACGTCTCATCATTAATGCTGGTGTAGTTATAGGTGGTACTGGTTCTAGCCCTGCTCTAACTATTGAAGGAAGCATGGCAGGTACACTTATCGTTGAGAATGCTGGAACTATAAGAGGTTATGGTGGAGCAGCTCAAGGTGGAGAAGGTGGCGATGCTATAAAAGCATTAACTAACTCTCCTTCTAATATCACTATAAACAACCAAGCACAAGGCTTAATTCAAGCTGGTGGCGGTGGCGGTGGTACTGGTGGTCAAGGAGGAGAAGGTGGTAATGGTGGAACTGGTGGAGAAGGCGGAGAAGGCGGTAATGGTGGTAATGGGACATATCTAGTAAATATAGGTCAGAAAATAGGAAGGAAAGCAGAAGACCTGGAAACATATAGCACTAACGTAGCATTCCAAAGAGTCTGTAACTGGGAGAACCAGTTCTATTCCCAAGGAGTACCGGGAGCTTTTTGTACAGGTGTTCAAACTGAATATCAAGCTTATCACGCAGAATCTAACCCAGTCCAATGTACTAACTGTGCTTATAACGCAACAAGTACTGGTGGCTCTGGTGGAGGCGGTGGAGCTAATGGTGGCTCTGGTGGAGCTGGAGGTTCAACTAGATCTGGTGGAGCTGGAGGTGTAGGAGCTGGATATCAGCAATCTGCAGGGTCTGGTGCAGCAGGTCAAAGTGAAGCTAGTGGAGCTGGTGGATCTGGTGGACAATCAGGATCTGGCGGTCAAAGTGGAAGCCAAAATGCTGGTAGCGGTGGTAATGCTGGAGCTGGCGGAACTGGCGGAACCGGGGGAGACTCTGGAGCTGGTGGTGAAGGTGGAGACGGCGGTGGCTATGGTCAATCTGGTGAAGATGGGTCTAATGGTCAAAACGGTGCTGGTGGTGCTACAGGTAGTGGAGGAGCTACAGGTCAAAACGGTCAAAACGGTACTGCATCAAATGGTCAAAGTGGTCAAAGTGGTACTAGTGGTCAAGGTGGTCAAAGTGGTTCCTCTGGAACAACTGGTGCTGAAGGTGGTTTAGCAGGATATTATATTCTAAATGGTGGCTATGTAACTTTAAATAACCAAGGCGCAGTTGCCGGGAGATCTTAATTCAAAAACTATGAAATACGAAATTAAAGCCGTAAGGACATCTTCTATAGATGTTGAGTTCGAAGACGGAGCTACAGCAACTATAGACGTTACTAAAGGTGAATCTAAAGCAAGTATTCAATCCAGAATAGCTGGGTTTGAAACTAAAGAAGCATTTGACGGAACATCTTCTGTACCTGTAACTGTAGGTGAAACAGGTGATACAGACGTAAGTCCTACAGCTAATGACAAACTTTTCACATATGGAGTAGCTAGAGCACAACATTATCCTAATTTAGGAGATCAGCTAGATGCTCTCTATTGGAACCGAAAAGGTGATGCTTCTCATCTAAATACAATTAATACAGCCATTGAAGATACAAAAACAAAATGGCCAAAGACTCTAGCTGATATGACTATTGCTGAATATGAAGCTAAAGTAAAAGAACTTTATGGATAAAAAATCTTTAAGCGCAGCGGAAAAAAAAGAGATTTGTCACAACTGTAAATATTACAGAAAAAATATGAGACAATGTAACCTCTGCAAGTGCTTTATAGATTTAAAAGTCCTCTCAACCTACCAACGCTGCCCAATAGATAAATGGTAGAAGAACTATTCATCAAGTTTAAAGGGAATCCATATATAGCTGATGTAGTTGAACCCCCATACTTATTAACAATTATACCCTTTAATAAAATATATTGGAGTAAGAAATACTTCCCTGAATATATAAGAAATGAAAGGTGTAAATGTTGTGGAGGTTCAAGATATAGATCAACTGATATTAGATTCCCTTGTATAGTTACGCCCTATCCTATTAACTCTTATGGTGAAATATACCGACTTATAGACGGTTCTCATCGTATACAGAAGATGATAGACCAAGGGCTTAATGAAGGGTTATTTTTTATAATAGATGGAGATAATACTACCCAAAGCTCTGGATATACCTCAGATATACTTTAGACCTCCTACACCGGACGTTCCAGCATATAAACCTATGTTTATACCACCAGCTGATTTAGAACGTCCTGAAGAGGTTGAAGCGGAAGAAACAACAGAACAACCTGAACCACCTAAACTGAAGATTCCGGTATTGGATATTCAAATGCCAATACCTGAAACTGCTGTAGTGGTGACGGCTGTTACTACAGCTGTTATAGCAGTTACAACAACAACTGTTACTCAATCCTTATTTGAACCAATTAAGAAAAAGGTTCAAAAACAACTACAAGCTAAAGTTAACAAATGGAAGGAAAACCGCCAGAAGAAAAAAGAGGACTCCTCAACAAAATCAAAGACGGAATAGAGGATCAAGACGCCCAAATACAGATACTCGGAACTTTCGTCAGACTTGGCGTAGTTGTTTGGTCTGGGTTTATTATAACTTTAAATTACTTAGAATTACCTGTAGTTAAGAAATCTGGTAACTCAGATATCACGTTCGTTGCTTCGGTGTTTACGGGAGCATTAGCGACTTTTGGTTTATCTACTGGTAATAGTAAAGATAAAGGTCCAAGTACTGCCGTCAATTGTCCAATGGTAAAGAAAAAGGAAGAATGAAGAAATGGCTTTTACTCTTAG